CTTGTCCATCAGGTCCGCGCTCGCGTACTGGCGCAGATCCCCCAGGTCGAAGTTGTAGGTCGATTCGTCAGGCAGCTCGGCCATGAGCGCGTGCGAGTCCGCGAAGAAATTGTTGTTCGAGAGGGATTGCACGATTTTCTGCGGCGTCGCGCCGGCCGAGCGCAGCGTCTGCTGCAGCACGTTCTGGCTCTCGCGGCCGAAGATCCAGTACTTGTCGGACTGCCGCGGGATCGGCACGCGCGGCGAGATCTGATCGGCGAAAAGCTCGTTGTTCTGAAACCGCTTGACGAAGTTCGTCAGCCCAACGTCCAAGTGTCCGGTCAGCGGTGATACAAAAGCGCCCATTGTGTTCCTCCGGTCCCGGTCATCGGGACGTTAGATCCGCGCCCGCCACAGCGCGCGCGTTGCAACAAAGACCGCGAGCCCTCCTGCCGACTACCAGACGAACGGATGCACGTCCAGGATGAAGTGGTCGCCGGCGCTGCTTGCGCTCGTGCGCGCGCGGCCGACCACGTTGTCCTGGTCCGCGCTCTGCGGCACGAATGCGCCGTTCGCGTCCATCTTCACCCACTGCCCCGCGGCGATGGCCGCGCTGCACACCGCGTCCACTTCGCCGTCAACGACGATGCTCACCGCCGTCTCCGCCCCGAAAGGCAGGAACTCCACGATCCCGACGGGCATCTGGCCGGCGCCGGTCGGATTCTGCACGCTCTCGTCGAGCGCGCCCTGAATCATTCCGTAGCCCTGCGTCAGCGTCGCGCCGGAATCCAGCGTGTACGTTCTGCGGTGGACTGCTCCGGTCGGTCCCCCTGTCGCTGCGTTGGCCATCGCTTTCTCGCTTTCTGCTCATCGAAGATGAGCGATAAAAAGTTGTCCGCCGCCTTCCGCGTCTTGCCCGTCTTACGCGCCGCCGGCCGTGATTCCGCCGGGCATCGCCGCCGCGCCTTCCGGAAATTCCTTGCGCGCCTGGATCAGCGCTTCGCCGAACGTGATCTTGCCATTCGATTCGGACACGATCTCTTCGGCGCGATTATTGATCGCGAGCGAGCTCGGATCGATCTGCACGTTCCGCGTTTCGTTGAAGCGGATCACCTTCGAGCGGTTCTTGCCCGTGCGCACCACCAGGTCGCCCTTCGGCACGATCGCATTCTGCGATTCGAGGAAGGCGCACAGCCGGTCGAAGGACATCTCTTCCTTCTGCTTGCCGGCCTCGCCGAACTTGATCTTCCGCCCGGAGACCGCCAGGTCCTCGAGCACCGCGTCGAGGCCCATCTCCGAAAGCGCCGGCACCCACTTGTTCGCCGCTTTCAATTTATCTACGAACGCGCGCGCCTTGGCCCGCGCTCCTTCCGCGTTCGCGTTCTGCGCGGCCTCGCGCGCCTCGCGCACGCCCTCCTGGAATTCCTTGCGCAGCCCGTTGATGGCGTCGGTCAGCGGTTTCGTCGCGGCCGTGATGCGCTCCTGCACCTGCGCTTCGGTGAACGTCGCGTCGCCGTCCCGGCGCTCTCTGCGGCCGAAGAGTTCGGCGAAATAATCGCGAATCGAATTTTTGATTTGTTGCGGGTCCATCGTTTCCTCCTCGCTGAATTCGATGGCCACGAATTCTCCATCGCTGAAGTTCACCGGCTCCAAGCCCTTCACTTCCGGAGGCGTTGCGCCCAGGAAACCCACATGCCGCAGCACGGGCCCCGTGCCGCGCGCGTCCAGATAAAAAGCGGCGCTGCGGTTCGGGAAGCGCCCATTGCGCACGCTCGATTCCAGTTCGTCGGAGGTCTGCGTGAAGCGCGCTTCGAGGACGTCGCCCACGCGCCGCAGATCCGCCACCCAGCCCTGCGCTGGATCGTCTTCCTTCGGATGGCCGAACACGGCGGGCGGATTCCACACGCCGGCGGAAAAATTCGCGATCGTCTTGTCGAGGTCGTCGCGCGTCCACACGCCCTTCTCGCCGTAGTCTCCCGCGCGGAAGATCTCCACCCACTGATTATTGAAGTCGCTCATCTTCACGCCGTGCGCCTTCTCGAAATTGCCGGTATCCACGCCGTGCGCTTTCGCCTTGCGCGCGATCCGCGCCGCCGTGGCGCTCTTCTTCTTCGGATCGCTCATGCCTTCCGTGCGCCCGAACATTTCGGTGGCCAGGCGCGCGTGCTTCTCGTCGAAATCGGGAAGGTGCCAGGTGTCGGTTTTTTCGGGATCGCCCACGTACGCGAAATCGGATGCCGGGTGCTCGACGCCGTCCACGCTTTTTGTTTTGCCGGCCATCTTGAATTTCTCCTTCGGAACTTTCGGCGTTCCGAGCGCCGCATCCAGATGCCCCGTCATCGGCGCTACGAAGGCTCCCATGCTGCGCATCATGCACGAGCCGTCAACCGGGGGATTTCCGGTTTGGCAACTTTTCTTAAGCCGCTGCCTGTGCCGGGTATCCCTCGCTCTCGGATTTGCTCCAGCCTGTATCCGGCTCGCAAGTCACGACCTTTGCGCGCTCCGCGAACTTGATGAATCCCAGGTCCGGGCCGCCGTAAGAAATGTCTTTCGTCGCGTCGAAGAAGGGTGCTCCTTTTTCAAGCATCCTCTTCGCATCCGCCGCGGTCAGCCCGATCATCGTGCAGCGGCAATTGAAGCCGTTCGGGCAGCGCAACCCACGCGGACCCCACCAGCGTTCCCACTTGATGGGCGCGATCGCGCCGTTCAGCGCGGCGTGGTTCGGACGCACGCGGTCATCCAGGATGGCGTCGTATAGCCAGTAGGGAACGACCTTGAGAATCTCGGGATCGAGGTACATGTCCTGGCGTCCCTTGGCCATCGCCGTGGAGGTCGTCGTATTCCAGAGCGTTCGCAGCGATCCCGCTTGCGACTCGAATTTATCGAGCAGCTCTTCGGCCGCTTCCTCGAATTCCGGCCGCGTCCAATTCTCCGCGAGCGCCTGCGTCACGAGATTCCGCAGCGCGTCGAGCGCCGCGATGTTTTCGACGCCGGTCGCCGTGAACGCCGCGCGCGCGCTTTCGTTCACGAGCTGCTGCCATTGCTCGCGCGTGGCCACGGGAAGGCTTTGCAGATATTCGATCGCCTGCGCGACGCCCACCTGCCCGAGCACTTCGTCGAAGACGATTTTCCCCACCTGGTGGCCGCGCGCCATCGCCAGCGGCATGCGCAGCTCTTTAAGCACGCGCACGCGCCCCAGCAACCGCGTCGCCGCGAAAAGAATCGCCAGGCGCCGCGCGTGCGCCATCATCGGCGCGTGTTCGCTCACCGGCTCGCTCAGCGTCTTGCGTCCCGCCGCGAATGCGCGGAGCGCCTCCCTTCCGAGTGCCCCGCGCAGTTCGCGGAAGTAGCGCGCCTGTTCCAGCACAGCCGCGCCAAGCATTTTGTCGAGATCGAACTGCGTGTCGTGGCCCTCCTGCGTCGTCGCGCGCCGCGGCGCGTTGATCTTCGGCAATTGAACGCGCGGGATCATTCGGAGAATCCCGTTCCCCCGGCGCCGGGCTCGAACATGGTCGTGGGCATCGTGGGCGGGTTCACGACGTCGTCAGTCTTGTCGGGCTGCGTCAATTGCGCGGCCGCGTAGATCTCGCGCTTCAGGACGGGCACCATTTTGTTCGCGTTCTGAATCAGCGCTAGCGCGTCCGCGGCATCGTGCGGAGGATCCTTCTCGATCACGATCCGCGGCCGCAGTGGCTCGCTCAAAGCATCCGGGCCGAACGTCCACAGCAGCCACGGCATCGCCAGCTGCTCGTTCAGCACGTCCTCGACGTCCTGGCAATCGTTGCGGATGATCTCGTACATCATCTCTTCGTGGATCTGGCCCAGCGCATTCGAGCCGCGCTGACCCTCGTTGCCGTGCGTGGTGAGCGTCTGCCCCAGGATGCGCCGCGTCATCTCCGCGTCGAAATAATCCACCATCGAGCGGAAATCGTCGGCCGAGCGCGTGCGCGTGGTGGTCAGCAATTTATCGAGGATGGTGAAGCCCTCCGGCATGGCTACCGCGAGTTCGTTCGCGATGTCCATCGCCGCCTGCAGCGCCTTGCTCTGCTCGTTCGTGTCCGCGCTTTGCGGATATTGCACCGCGATCGTGCCCGGGCCTTTTTCAAGGAAGTGCAAATGCAGCCGCAGCGCCTGGCGCTTGAACCACGAGGGCCAGAAAAGATCGCGCAGGATCGGCAGCCCGCGGCGGTCGCCCGCGCGGGGATGGTAGCTGGCCACCAGGAATTTCGATTGCGGGACCGGAGATCCTTCGCCGCCCACCGTCTGCGCGAGCAACAGGTCGCCCGTCTGCGGGTAAAAAAGTTTGTTGTAACGGAAGAGTTCCTGCGGACGTCCGATCAGGCGGTCCACCCATACGCGGCCGCCGTCCGTGCCCCACATGATCTCGACGATGCCCATGCCGTATGCCGGCGCGTCGAGCAGCTCCCACTTCGCGAAATTCAATCGCGGAATCGCCTTCAAAAAAGCATTGAGCGCGTCCGCGTATTGCTGCGATTTTCCTTCTTTCGCGTTCGAGGGCGCCACGGTCATCGGCCGCGCCAGCACCAAGAGGCGCCGCATATCCATCGAGCTCGCGATCGCCGTGTCCTTCGCCTCGATCTCGCGGTAGAATGGATAAACGTTCGGCGAATTCAGCACCATCAGATGGTAGAGCGCGGACGGATTCATCTGCCCGCTGAACATCTGCATCGCGAGCGAAACGACGCGCAGCACTTCCTGCGAAACCAGTTCCTTGGTTTCCGGCCGCGGGATCGATTTGATTTCTGCGCTCATTAAGTGGGACCTGCTCCCAGGTGGGCGATCGCCGGCACGGATCCGCTGGGCGCCGCTTTAAACGCTACGGCGATCGCCTGCCACGCCTGGGCCGCGGTGTTGCCCATCGAGTATCCGAAATCCACGGTCGCCGTCGTTGCGTCGTAGTAATGGCACATGCCGTCGCCGTTGGTGATCGCGTTCTGGTCGCCGCCGCTGGTCTCGAATGTCGCGGTGTTGTAATCGTAAGTTCCGTTCACGGTTCCGGCCACGCCTGTGCATCCGGTGGAAGGCCCCGTGCCGATGTTCATCGACGCGATGATGAATTCGCCGGCCGCCGAGGGCGTGATGCTCGAAGCATCGGAGAAAGAAGCCCCCCCGCCGCTTTGCGTTCCGAAATTCGAGGTCGCTCCGCTGCTCGTGCCCGTCAGCGTCGATGAGTTCGCTGCCGTCGCTGCGGTGTCCAGCGGCGAAGTCGCCGCGCCTGCGAGGTCCTCCAAAGCGATCAGATCGTTCCCGCTGCCGGATGTCGTTAGCGAGACGTGATTCGAGTTGTTGGCGATAGCGTTGGCCGCGTAGAAGACCTGCGGAAAAATTCCAGTGCAGCCCCCTGTGCAGGCGATCGCCGTGTACGTATTCGCCTGGCTGTCGGTCACTCCGGTCAAGCTCGTGCCGTTCGTCCCCGCGTCGTTAACCGCCACGATCAGGTGCCCCGGCGGCGTCGAGAAAGGCAGCACGGTGGTCCCGGTAACCCCAAGCAGATAGACCGTCTGTGATCGAATAATGCTGATCCCGTTGCCCGGCGCTGTTCCTCCCGATCCCTGCTTCACGGCGATCGACATCGAAGCAAAAGTGTCGTGCGTCGCCTGCACCACCGTCAGTCCCGGGTTGATCGCCGCCGCGGTGCTCTGCACCTGGTACTGCGCCCACGCGCCCATATAGATTTCGCCGTAGAGGCCGGTGAATCCTGAACCGTAAACCGAATCCGTCGTCGCGTGCGGCAAGCCCGCTGGATGTCCGTTATTAAAGACTTGATTGATGATCAAGTCTCCGCTCGTGCCCGGCGTGAACGAGCCGGAAGAAATGTTCGGTGCGATGTTGTTTGCTGGCGTGATTCCCGTCGTGCAGATTCCGCTGCCGTCGATCGGGCTGGATGTCGCCGTGCCGTAAAATAAAAACAGCGCGAACTGGATGTCGGCCACTTTCGATCCGAACGTGATCGTTATGGAGGGCGGAGACCCCCAGGAGCTTTCCGCCGCGATGTTTGCTGCGTAGAAAAGCGTGTATTTCGAGTTCGAGTCGGAGCATGTCAGCGCGGTCGCCCAAGTGTCTGAAGCGCTGTCTGTAATCGTCGCCGTGTTTGCCACGGGATTTTTCAGCGCTAGCACGAGCATGTCGCCGGCGGTCGTGATCCGCGGACCGACTTGCTCCAGGTAGAGCTTGATGGCGTCGGCCGTGTCCACCTGGTTGCTCGTCAGCCCCGTGTAGCCCCAGGAACGTTTCAGCGCCGGCGTCGAAGCTGCCGCAGGATTTGGCCCGTTCAATTCCATCGTTACCGATTCCCACGCGCTGCTCGTCACCGTGCACGTTCCCGTGGAAAAGCTCGAAACGCTTGCGTTCGAGTCCGCTGCGAGCACGTCACCGGTCGCGGATTCATTCGTCAGCGTTCCGGGCACGCAGGTCTGCCCGCTGGTGCTATCGCCCATGAAGGCCACGACCCAATCGTTTACGTTGTCCCACGGCGACACGGCGCCGTAGCTCACCGTCGTGCTGCCCGTGGCCACGCTGCCGACCTGGCGCTGCGTCGCCGTCGGGGCGCAGTTCGTCGAATCCACTGTCGTGCCGGAATAGGAAAGCCCCGCCACGGCCGTCGCGTTCGTTGCCGTGCCCGAGCCTGTGTCACCGGAAGAGCTGGCGATCTTGCAATAGAGCAGCCAGGAGTTCGTCGTACAGCCTCCCGAGATCGTGCAGGTGCTCACGGTGGTGTAACCGGAAGGAAGCGTGGGTGGGGTGGTCGAGCCGGCGCGGAAAGCGAAAAATAAATTAAGATCGCCCGTGGCCGTGGCGCTAAGCGTGCAGCTCGTGGCCGTCGCCGAGCACTTGCCGGCTCGAGCCACCTGGGCCCGGGCTGGGAGCGTGCAGAGCGCCAGCAGGATTGCGAATTGAAGTGCGCGCCTCACGGCGCGGTGAATCCGTTGGCGCAGGCGATCACGTTCGCCCCCGTCGTCACGTCCGCGAAATACAGTCCATTGCCTGCCGTCGGCTGCCGCAATGGCGGAAAGAATTCCTGCGTGAAGCCACCGCCCGTGGCAGCGGCCTCGCCTTCCCAAATCGTCGTGCCGCCCGAGCCGTCCTGCATGGTGACGAACGTCGCGGTCGATCCCGAATTCATCACGATGATCGAAGTGATGTAGTTGTGCAGTCCCGCAGGCGGCGCGGCGAGCGTTATAGTGCTCGTCGTGGCCGTCATCGCCGCGGTGCAAACCGGCGTCGCATAAGAGGAGATGGACGTCGGATAAACCGGGATCCATTTTTCCGGCAGCACCACGGAGCGGAAAAGCGCCAGCGCCGCAACCCACGGCTCAGACGCGATCGTGCCGCCCGCGGAGACCGGCGTCACCGTTGGGATCCACTGCGAGCCCGCTACGAAAGAAAAAAGTCCCGAAGCTGACGCGGGATTTATCTGCCCGGAATCGTTCGACCAGGTTCCGGATCCGGTCAGCGCCACGGTCTGCGCGGCCGTGCCCACGCCGAAAACCTCGAACGCATATTCATTCGATTGGCTCGGGAGCACTTGCCCGGCGAGCAGCGTCGTGGACGTCGCCGTCCCCGTCGCCGTGGTATCGAGATCCTGCGGCGCGAGCGTGATCAGCCCGGAGACTTCCCACGCTTCCACCGCGAGCGTCGTGTTCGTGGAAGACGTCCCGGTGAACGTCGCTGTCACCGCCGTGTTTGCGGCCGTGATGTTCGGGCAGTAATAGAACGAAACCGCGAACGTCGTGCTGACCGCTTGCGTCGCCGCCAGGTTAAATACGCCGCCGCAGTCGCTGTTCGTGTCGTTCACCGTGAGCACGATGTTCGAGCCCACCACTTCGCCCGCGCCTACGGCCACCACCAGCGTGTTGCCCGCGGTCGTGGACGTGATCGTCGTTGAGAGCGTCTTCACCGTCGAGCCGCCCACGTTGTTATTCGCTTTGTGAACGATCGCCGGAGTCAACGCGGTGACGAAGTCCGACCAGGTCCCCGACTGCGACACGGGAACAGGATTCGTGCTGACGCTGACGGGTTGAGGCGAGGAGACGTAGAGCTGCGCCGCGTCGAGTGCCGGCGCGGCGAGGAGAAGAAGCGCCGCGAAGACGGACAGTGTGCGCCGCATCTACTGATTCCCGATGATGTCTCCCACCACCGTGTTGGCCGTGGCCGCGTTCCATTTGATCCCGCCGGTGAACTTCGCGCCGTAAAAGGCGAGGTCCATCTCGGAGTTCGCGGGAATCGAAAAGGAGCTCAGCACGTTGCAGGCTGCGCTGTTGCACTGCGTGGACTGATCCTGCACGCTCACAGTCTGCGCGGAGGCCGACGTGTTGTTCAGGATGATCGTCGTGACGCACGTCGGCGTCGAAGTGACCGATGTCGAAGAGGTCGGCAGATCGACCATGCCCGATTCGTACGCCGTCGTCGAACAAGCATTCGGCGGACGCGAATAGCCGATAAGGTTCGTGCCCGCGGGCAGCGCGTTCACGGTCACTGTGCCGGAGACGGGCAGCGCCGTGCCGCCTCCCACGCCCTGCACGCTGAATACTCCGCCCGTCGACGTGCCCGCCGTGCCTGCGCCGACGATGATCTGCCGCGCGCTCGAATCCATTTGCTCCGCGCCCATTTGCCCGTTCGTGAGCGTCGGCAGCGACGTGTTGTAGACGCCGCCCGAAAGCGCCGCGGACGTCGGCGCCGTCGACCCCGTGGTGCCCACCGAGGAGTTCGATCCGCCGCCGCCCGACTGCTGCAATTGCGCGTGCGGCCCGGAGACGAAGCTCCCAAGGATCAGCACCAGCGCGATCGTGGCCGCGAAGCGGAACCACCACGCGCCCGTTACGCGGTCCACTGGAGATTGCCAGAACGATTTCGATTTCATTTGCATCCTTCCTTTCTTGTCTTGGTTACTCGAAAAATTCCACGATCGCGGTGCACGCCTCGCCGATTGCTTGCAAATTCGTGACCGCCTGCCCCTGCGCGTAGCGGTACGCGCCGAAACGTGCCGGCACCACCACGCCGTAGGATTCGTTCTGCATCATGTTGTACTGCGCGCTCGCCGTGCCCGGCGCAGAGCTGCGTGTCATCGGGATGTTGATCCGGTTGCCGTTCGAGTCCTCGTTCCCCAGAATTCCGTAATACGAGCACGCGAAAGGCGCGATGATCGCCGTAAACTGCGTGGTCGAGAGCGAGAACTTCACGATCTGGCTGAACATGGACATCTACCAGCCTCCCGCGGCCAAAAACGCGCTCTCGCGTCCCTGAATCCCCGATTCGCGCTCCGAGAGCAGCGCCGAATTCGTGTGCTCCGCCACCCGCAGATCTACGGAGATCCCCGAGCCGCTGGCCGCCAGATCCGCCAGGGCTTTCGCCCAGAAAGCGTCCGCGTGCGCAAAAGCCTTTTTCTTCGCGCCGCCGGCGACTGCGGTGTCTAGCTCGATGCGCGGCGCGTCGAATCGGATCGCGCTGCCGGAGTATTCGCGCTTCACCGCTTGCAGCTCCTGGCGAATTCCCGGATCGCGCGGGATGCGATTCTTTCCTTGCTCGAAACGCTGCTTCATCCGCACCGCGAGGTCGGTCTTGATCTTCACACTGCCGGATTTGCTCATGTACCCCGCGGGGACGTTTTCGCCGCGCGGCACAGTGCCGCCGAAGTTCACGCCCATCACGCGGCCGCCGCATTTCGATTCCAGGAATTCAAAAAGGCCCAACCCGATCCCCGTGCAATCCATCGCTGTGCGGTCCGCGAGCCTAACGAAGGGCAGCAGTATCCGCGCCTGATCATTCCGCCGGCGCTCGCCGTCGGCGCTGAAAAAGGGCACATTGTGCAGCCGCAGCACCATGCGCGTCCACGCCACGTCGCCGATGTATTCGTCGAGCCACGCGAGCGTGCGGTCGCCCGAGCGGCCCACGTCGATTCCCATCGCCGTTCTATTTGCCGCGGAAAAATTGGGCGGGAGCTCCATGCTTGCGCTTTCGTCTTCCGCGCCCGCGATCAATTCCAGCGGCAGCCACGCGCCCGCGGCCGTCAGGAATTTGCAAAGGAATTCCTGCTCGAACGTCTCCTCGTCGCCGCGGTAGAGTTCGTGCATCTCGCCGAGATCGATCGGGCACCCCTCGGCGATCGCCATGTGCACGTCGATCCAATGCCAACTCCACGGGCCGCGCCGCACCGGATTTGGCTCGGGAGCCACGCCGTCGGCAACTCCGAATTCGTGCGCGAGATCGAAGAATTTCCCCTGCTCGCCGTTCGGCGTCGAAAGAATGCGCACTTTGTGGCCCAGCGCCACCTGGCGCGACGCAGCCGCCCAGATCGCGTACGAGCCCTCGTGATGCGCGAATTCGTCTAGGATCACGTTTCCCGGAAAGCCGCGCATCGTGCGCGGGTTCGCCGGCAGCGCCAGGATGCGCGAGCCATTCGGAAATTTTATTTTCGTCACCTGGACGTCGGTCGCGCCCAGCTCGTCCATGAAGGGCTCGTTATAGATCTCGGCGGTGGCGTTGATCGCCTTGATGATCTTGCCGGCGCCGTGCTCCACGAATTCATCCGCGCCCGCGGCCGAGTGGCTACCCACCGTCCACGTCGCCCCGGGATTCGCCAGGCAATCGAGCACCGCTTCTCCCGCGGTGGCGAAGGAAAAGCCGATGCGCGCGGATTTCACCGCGCCTTTGAAGCGCGCGCCGTCGTCCACCCACCGCTGCTGGTACGGCCTAAGCGGCAGGACCGGCGGTAGCGGTTCGTTCAACTGGAGGGAGGCC